GAAAATGCATGGTTTGAGTTTTTAAAAGAAATGCGGTTTTTTGCTAAAAAACACCTAATGAATTTTGATGCTAGAGATATTGCTAAGACTAATTTAGATAAAAGAGACTATAAATACCTTAGTAACAAAATGCAGGAGTCAGTAATGTACGGAACTACAAAATCAAGTTACGAAAATCTAGATAAAACTAGATTAATAATTAGACACAAAAAAGAGATCACACCAGAAACCACAGGTGCTAGAACTAGACATATTCAGTCGTTGTTCATTGAAAACGAAGCAGGTGAAAGATTCAAATATCCGTACAATCATTTATCAGGTGCTAGAGCAATGACAAGACACGTTGCAAATGGTGGTACTCCACATGATGATTTTGGTAAACACATAATTGAAGTTTCTGGAAATATTGCAAAACTTTCTTCATTCAAAAGATACGTGCAAAATAAAGATTTTATGAACAATACTTCAAGCGATATTATTGAAGGTGCTGTAGGTGAATTAGAAAGTTTACGCACACACATGAAAAAACTTCAAACGCAAAGTTATTACAAAGAACAATTAGAAAATTATCAACCTGCAACAGCAGAAGATCAATTAGGTGACGACGTTGTAAACGATCTAACTAATGCATTTACACTATCTAATTTCAATGAAGAATTAAAAGATACATTTCCTTTACTACACAAAATACAACAAAAAAGAATGGCAGAGTCTACAAAAGATTTAGATGAACTTGTAGGCGAAGCAGGATACGAAGGTTCAAGTGAGGCTCACGCACATATAGTTGACATTGATGGTGACTATGATGAAGACAGAGGTATCACTGATAAAGACTGTGAAGAAATGGAATACGCCTGTGCAAAAGCAGGTATCAAATGTCAATGTGAACCAAGCGATTTGCACAAAGGACAAGTTATTATTCACACAATGAGTTCACGTGATGCAGTAATTGATGCTTTAGACAACGAAGGTTTTACAGTTGAACAATCACAACAACCAGAAGATGAATTTGAATCATGGACAGATTCTGTAATGGATGAATCTATGGACAAACAAAAAATTGACGTCTTAAACAAGATGATCAAGAAACACTTACCAGTCGGTCCAGATGGAACGAATGTACTTAACAGCCTTAAAGGCATTATAGATGACGAACAATTAGAAAAGTCTATAATTGATTTAGCAGACAAGGACGCAGATGCGTGTGCTAGACCAACAATCCATGCTTACCTAAAACGCAATAATCCAGACGTACTAGGTCAGTTAGATTTTGGAGATATGAAATCGGAGGATGATACTACTGATGTAACTATTGACAAAGATGGTGCTATGAAAGTAGCAGGAAATGATGATGAAGAGAAAGATGAAAAAGCAAGTACCGAAGACATCATTGAGTTTGTTCGCTCATTCTATGACAAAGAAACTGGAGCGTTTCCAAAAGGCGAAACAGGTGTTGTAATCTCTGCCCGTAAGCGTTTTGGTGATTCCGTAGGGGATCTAGTAGAGAAGTTTGTGGCTAAATTAAGCGGCAAACAAGTACAAGTGGAAGATGACGATGTAAGCGAAGCAATTCCATATATGTACAAGTTAAGAAAAGAAGGTAAAAGCGTAGAAGAGATTGCAAAAGAGTTAGGCATGAAACCAGAAGAAGTAGTACAGGCAATGAAAAAATCTAAAGATGTAAGTGAAGGCGGCAATGCATTTGATATTGCAATGGTTGACGCTGAAAACATCTTAAGTGATGCAAGTGAAACAGTAGATGCTATCGAAGAATTAGAAAAATTAAAAGATAGCGAAGATGACTCATATGCTAAAAAGGTTATCCAAGACTATATAGACCAAACCAAAGAAAAAGGTTTAAGTCATATGCAAAGTCAAATAGCCATGTCCGATAACGCTGGTCCAAATGAATCAGTTGACAGACTAAGAGAATTAGCAGGAATCAAAAAATAACATTCAAAAATTAATTTCGTTTAAATACTTGTATGTATAAAGTATTAGATGATTTTTGTCCAAAAAGTTTTATAGATCATACAAATATAATATTTGATGGTCCTATTCCGTGGTCATATGAAAAAACAAGCACAGGATTTGATGACTATCAAAAAACTGTGCAAATGACAGAACAAATTAAAGAAACAACCCAGTTTGTTCATATGTTAAACGATCCAACTACACAACCCAGTCCAGTTTGGGAAATGATCAAACCAATTTTATATTTTGTTGAATTAAAAACAGGTATAACAATAGAAAAGATATTTAGAGTAAAAGCAAACTTGCTTTTACGTGATGGTTCTAATACTACACAGTATAATCCACCTCACATTGATGCTCCAAATGATGATACAATTAGCATGGTGTTTTATGTTAATGACAGCGATGGAAACACTAGACTGTTTGATAAGAAAGCACATCAGGGTGCAACTAATCTAACGGTACAAAAAGAAGTAGAACCAAAAGCAGGCAGATTGTTTATGTTTCCTTCAAATGTATTTCATGCAAGTTCTAATCCAATTAAAAACGTTGACAGGAAAGTAATTAACTTCGTAGTCAAACCACAAAAATCATTTTGGTAAGATAAATTCTAAATTAGTCTTGACTTTCGACACAAGACTAAATATAATAGTAGATATGTTGTTAGGAAATGTATCTACAACAGGCACATAAAGGCAAATAAAGGAGGCTTATATTATGGCTACATTAGCAGAAATCCGTGCAAAATTACGTGAACAAGAAGATCGTAAAGGCGGCGGTAATAACAGCGGCGGCGATAACGCAATTTACCCACATTGGAATATGTCAGAAGGATCAGAAGCAGTTCTGAGATTTCTTCCTGACAAAGATCCAGAAAACGTGTTCTTTTGGAAAGAACGTTTGATGATCAAACTTCCATTTGCGGGAATCAAAGGACAGACTGACAGTCGTCCAGTTACAGTAAACGTTCCATGTATGGAAATGTATGGCGAAACTTGTAACATTCTAAATGAAGTTAGAGGTTGGTTCAAGGACAAGAGTCTAGAAGATCAAGGACGTAAGTATTGGAAAAAACGTTCTTATATTTTCCAAGGTTTTGTTACTGACAATCCTATTAAAGATGATGAAACGCCTAGCAATCCAATTAGACGTTTTATTATTGGTCCACAGATTTTCCAAATTATCAAAGGTGCATTAATGGATCCTGAGATGGAAGATCTTCCTACAGATTATGCAAGAGGAGTTGACTTTAGAATTAAGAAAACTTCAAAAGGTGGATATGCAGATTATTCAACATCACAATGGTCACGTAGAGAACGTGCATTGACTGATGAAGAAAAGTCAGCAATTGAAACTAATGGATTGTATAATTTAAATGACTTCTTACCTAAAAAACCTTCAGATGTTGAAGTTAAGGTAATGCAAGAGATGTTTGAAGCATCTGTTGATGGAGAAGCATATGATCCGGATCGTTTTGGACAGTACTTTCGTGCTCCAGGCATGAGTGCTCCAACAGGTGATCCGAACAAAGCGGCAACACCATCGGCATCGAAGACAGTTGAAGAAACTAAAGTAGAAACACCAGCGGCACAACCTGCAACACAGGAACCTGTTGCTCAACCTACAACAACATCAACTGAAACAGATGACAAACCATCTAGTGAACGTGCTCAGGACATTTTAAAAATGATCCGAGAGCGTCAGTCATAAGGAGGAACCATGACGAAACCATTTGACGTTAGTAAATTTCGTAAGGGTCTTACAAAATCCATTACTGGGTTAGGTGTAGGCTTTAACGATCCAACTGACTGGGTTTCGACTGGCAACTATGCACTGAATTATCTTATCTCTGGGGATTTCCATAAAGGGGTCCCCTTAGGTAAGGTAACTGTGTTTGCTGGCGAGTCTGGTAGTGGTAAATCTTATTTTTGTTCTGCAAATATTATTAAAGCGGCACAAGAACAAGGTATCTTTGTAGTATTAATTGACTCAGAGAATGCACTTGACCAAGCATGGTTAGAAGCATTAGGTGTTGATACTGATGAAAGCAAACTGCTTAAATTATCAATGTCTATGATTGATGACGTTGCTAAAACTATTTCTAACTTTATGAAAGAGTACAGGGACGATTATGGTGATAAAGATCCACAAGAAAGACCTAAAGTACTTTTTGTAATTGATAGTTTGGGTATGTTGTTAACTCCAACAGATGTTGACCAATTTGATAAAGGTGATTTGAAAGGTGACATGGGTAGAAAACCTAAGGCACTGACAGCACTTGTAAGAAATGCGGTTAATATGTTTGGAAGTTACAATGTAGGACTAGTAGCAACCAATCACACTTATGCATCGCAGGATATGTTTGATCCAGATGATAAAATTAGTGGCGGTCAAGGCTTTATCTATGCAAGTAGTATTGTTATTGCTATGCGAAAACTTAAACTTAAAGAAGATGAAGATGGTAAAAAAGTAACTGATGTAAGAGGTATTAGAGCCGCTTGTAAAGTTATGAAAACTAGATATAGTAAGCCATTTGAATCTGTTCAAGTTAAGATTCCATATGAAACTGGTATGGATCCATACAGTGGACTTGTTGACTTGTTTGAAAAACAAGGATTACTAAATCAACAAGGAAACAGATTAAAGTATGTAGACAAATCAGGCAAGGAACATCTACACTATAGAAAAGATTGGACTGGAGAAAACCTTGAAATCGTAATGAAGGACTTTGTTGATCAAGAAGATAAGTATGTTGATACTAACAAAGAGGAGACTCCGGCTAATGATGAGTGATGAACAATTACTTGACTTGTGGGATATTTGTTCTGATTTCGTTGACGTAAAACAAAAACAAGATCTTGCTACAAAATTTGTACACTGGTGCGTAGACAACGGTGTGGACGAACAAACATTGTATCAAGCAGGCGATCAAGATCCATATCTTCTAGAAGCAGTGAATGAAGTTTATGGTGACGAACACATGGAAGACGAAAACGAATATGAAGAGTATGATGACCACGATCGAGATGACTGGTAAAAGATGATTAATTGGTATTCGAGAGTTTCAGCAGATATTTCAAATGTACCTGACTGTATAGTTTGGTATGAAGATCAGTTGGAAAATGCAAGGATAGAGTGTGGCCTAAAAGGCAACTTGGAAAAGAATGCTTCAGCACTTCCTGGCATAGTTGAAAAACGTTTTGGACAACTGCAAGAAATAGAAGCAATTCTCGAATACCTTAACATCGAACTAAGAAGAACAAGAACAAAATTTTTCAAGAAATATTTAGAAAATTATCAAAGAGCATTATCAAGCCGTGACGTTGAAAGATATGTTGACGGCGAAGCAGACGTAGTTGATATGGAAAAAATTATCAATGAGTTTGCCCTGTTACGTAACAAATGGCTAGGTATCTTAAAAGGTCTTGACCAGAAGCAATGGCAGATAACTAATATTACCAAGTTACGTGTAGCAGGAATGGAAGATGCTTCAATTTAAAAAAGAAGATACAAAATTAATTTACGAACATATAACTAACACAGCACCAAAAGATATGGTGATGTTAGATGTCGGTTCTCGTACAGGTAAATGGTTAGTACCTTATGTACAATATTTTCCTCAAGCAACATTTCATTGTTTTGAAGCAGTACCAGAAAGTTATGAAAGATTAGTCAGACGTTTTAGAAAACATGATAACGTACACTCTTATAATACTGTAATAACCGATCAATCAACCCAAGTAAAATTTTATAAAGATCTAGACAGAGCAGGCTGGAGCGGATTAAGAAAACACAGTTACTTAGAAAATTTTCAAGAACTAGTTCTACAAGGGTCAACTTTAGACAGTTACAATATTAAGCCTTATTTCATAAAATTAGATATAGAGGGTGCTGAATTACTTGCATTAAGAAGTGCAGAAAAAACTTTAGAATCAACAAAAATAATTTATTTTGAATGTAACGAAATACATTTTAAAGAGTACAATTATACTGCAAATGATTTATATAATTTTTTACAAAGCAAAGATTTTGATATATACACTGTCCATAATCAAAAGTTAGATAGGGAAAATTTTACATATATTACTGCTGACAAACGCAGATATGAAGATCCGAAAAAGTATCAAATTAACTTTATAGGTATCAAAAATGTTTGATGTTGTAATAATTAACCAACCAAATTCTGATATTGATGACTGTGTTAATAG